GCAGCGGAACGTCCCACTGGTCCAGGCCGCGACGCGACTCGCCCTCAGCGAACGTCACCTCGGGCTCCTGGATCACCAGCGCCGCCCGGCCGGCCGCCACCGGCGGGGGAGACTCCGCCGGAGACCGCACCACGCTCACGCCCTCGGCACGCTCGGCCACCACCGTGATCCGGTCCCGGATCTCGCCGAACGCCGCCATCACGCCACCATCGGCCGCTGGAACGGGGACAGCAGGTCCATCACATCCGGGTCCTTGCGGGTGATCCGCACCGGCCCGAACTCCCCGAAGTCCGCCACCCCATACGGCGACTCCTTCCGCTTGAAGATCGCGACGGCGCGCAGGATGGTCGCCTCCACCACCTGATCGGGTACGGCCGACCAGCCGAACCGGGCCGTCACCTGAACGGAGCGTCGCCGCGCGCACGGGAACGACAGTGACCCGACCGCGACCAGCTCCCACCACGCGTACGCCCCGCCGTCGGCGTCGGCGTTCTCAGGCTCCAGCTCGAAGTCCCCACCGAGCGTCCACGAGGTGCCGAACGTCCCATCGGTGCCCGTCGCGACCAGCAGGCCCGTCGTGGTCGAGATGTCGTCCACGACCAGGCGGCAGGCATCCTCTGCGCGGTAGGTGCGGGCCACCGGGTCGGTGTCGGCCCAGAACCGGCGGCCCGTCCACCTGTCCACCGCGCGGGACGTGGCGTTGATCGCCTTTTCCAGCAGCGCCGTCGACAGGGCCCCACCGTCGTCGCCGAGCTCGGCCCGCAGCTGATCGACCGTGGCGTAGCCGTTCACGACGCTCACGCCCTCACCTCCGCCGCCAGGGCGCGCCGCACGCCCTCCTCGATCGAGATGCACGGCTCGTAGAACTCGCGCATGCGGGCCGGGTCGCCGACGCGGTAGGCGACGCCGGCGGGCTTGTCCGGCAGGAGCCGAAACCGCGGGTCATACCCGGCCTCCGCGCAGAACATCGCCGCGAGCTCCGCCATGGACACCCCGCGGCCTGTCGCCAGGTTCACCGGCCCGTCGATGCCGTGCTCGACCGCCGCCAGGGTGGCGCCGACGACGTCGTCCACGTGGATCCAGTCGCGGACCTGTGTGCCGTCACCCCAGATCACGAACGGGTCCTGCCGGGCGAGCGCCCGGTCACGGAACGCGCCGAACGGGAACCGGGAGGACTGGTCCTCGCCGTAGCCGGAGAATGGGCGGACGACGGTCACCTTCCCGCCCTGCCGCCGGTAGGCGGCGGCAAGGCGCTCACCCATCAGCTTTACCTCGCCGTAGATCGACTCCGGCGCGCCCGGCTCCGCCAGGTCGATATGACGCTCGGCGAGACACCTAGCCCACCAACGCCCGCCCGTCTGGTAGGCGGCCGGGTAAGCGGCCGAGCTGGAGAAGTACACGACCCTGCCAGGCCGGGCGCGGGCCGCCCACTGGAACATGGCCGCGTCGAGGGCCAGATTCCCCGCGCCGACCATCAGCGCCTTGCCGTCGATCGCCGCACGGTGCGGCGCGACCGCGGCGCAGTGGACCAGCAGGTCTGGGCGCAGGGTGTACTCCCGGAAGCCGGTGAGCGCGTCGACCTCGGGCAGGTCCCACCCGTACACCACCCAGCCGTCACGGCGCAGCGCCGCAGTGATGTGCCGGCCGAGGAATCCGGCCGAGCCGGTCACCAACGCGATCAAGCCGGTACCCCCAGCGCCACCCGGACCGCATCCACATCGCGGGAGCCGTGCTCACCCCAGTAGGCGGTGAAGGCCGCGGCGTCCCGGTCATACATGGCCCGGTCGTTCACCCGCGCGTAGCCGGCGTCCCACTCGGCCTTCCCGGCGACCGGGTGGCAGTGCTCGACGATCACGTCGGGAAGGTAGGTGATGCAGCCCGCGGACTTGCCGAGCGCCAGCCAGTAGTCGTCGACGTACAAGTGCGTCAGCGTCGGCGGCGCCATGTGCCCGAGCGCCCGGACGACGGCGGTGGACATGGCGACCTGCGTGGGCAGGTTGCCACGCTGGAACAGGTCGTTGCCGTACACCAGGCCCGGTTTGGCGTCCAGCGCCTCCAGGTAGGCCGCGTCCCAGCCGTCCGTGCGGGGCCGGTGGTCGTCGCCGAGGAACGCCACCGCCGTCACGTCCGGGTGATTGCTCGTGACATACAGGGCCGCGCTGTTCAGCGCGGCCACCATGGTCTGGGCGCCGGGGTTCGGCAGCAGCCCGACCGTGAGAGCCGACTGCGACTGTGCGTCCTGGACCGCCGCGGCGTACGCAGTGATCGCCGGGTCGCCCGAATCGACGGTGAACAGCAGCCGCGTGTCTACGGCGCAGGTCGCATCGAACGTGCCGGCGAGCTCGGCGACGGCCTGCGGACGGCCCCGTGACGGGACGATGACCACGAGTCCGCTCACTGCCGCCCCTGTCCCCGGTATGCGGCTTCGAGCAGCAGATACTCCTCTTCGCCCAGCCAGATCTGCTTGTGGTGGGTGGTCGGCACGCCCGTGTGCACGAACACCGGGACACCGGCCTTGCCGAGGCGGTAGCAGAACGACAGGTCCTCGCCGACCGGGGTCCCGTCAGCGAAGGCCGCCTTGTCGAACCAGGTCCCCGAATCGGCACGGACCTTCTGCGCCGCTGAACGGTGCACGAGCAGGCATGCCGCGCCAGTCCCGGCCACCTGGGTCACGGTGTCCGGCTTGTAGTCGCGGCGGATGCAGAACCCGAGTGTGCCCTGCGGGTCACGCGCCCAGTCGTACAGCGTGGGGAACGCACGCACACGGAACCCGCCCATCCCGTCCGGCGCCACCTCACGCAACCCGAAGCACAACGCGCCGACGACGGGCCGCACGGCCGGGTCGGCGGCATCGACCAGCCGATCGACCGTATCCGGGGCGAACCCCATGTCGGCGTCGACCATCCACAGCCAGTCCGCCCCGGATTCATCCAGCAAGTGGCGCATCACAGCGTTGCGGGCCTCCACGAGCCCACCGCTGCCGCACCTGAACATGGCCGGCCCACCTGAGCGGATCACGCGGCCGTCATGCGCCATGTCGTGGGCGACCAGCCGCATCAGCGAGTCGGAAAACGACTGGCTGACGGTCCCGGGATGCAGGTATGCGACCTGGACCGTGCCGGTCACGAGGATCCGCTGGCCTTCGGCTTGGCCCGCCGCACCGTCCTCTTCTCACCGGGCGCCCTGGTCGTCTGCTCGACGGGTCCGCTGCGGGCGACCGTGGCCGGGTCCACCGAGAACAGGTCCGGCCTGGCCTTCACGAACGGGTCGTCGTCTGACCACTGCTGATCAGGGCTGATGCGGATGCGCCCCCCCTGGTACCGCACGACTGCCACGCAGGTCGGATACACGTACGCCACCAGAACCTCCCAGGTTGTGCGGAAGGCCCGGCACCTGGGGAGCCGGGCCTTCCTCCCCCCGGGGATCAAGCCGGGGGCGGTCGTCGATCCGTCAGGATTGCAGGACGCGGAATCCCAGGTCGTTGATCGAATCCGCGCCGACACGGGCGTGTGCGAACCAGCCGCGCTGACCCGACGGGCGGTTGTTGCCGGTGTGCAGCAGATGCGGCACAAGCTCGACGGTCATGCCCGCACGCTGCGCCACCAGGTAGTTCTGCCAATCTCCCACGATCAGCAGGTTCGGGGAGTTGGTCTGCCCGGTGAAGTCCGCCATGAAGTCGTTCAGGAAGTACCGGCGGCCGAACAGCCGCGGAATCGACTCATCGGTCAGATCCACGGTGAAGTTGCTGCCCAGCGTGGTCCCGAAGTTGCGGACCTCGTTCTGCACGTCCGTGGACGACATCCACGCCACCCGGTCACCGCGGTTGCGGTACTTGATCGGCAGAGCGTCCCACAGCTTGTACAGGTCGACCGCGCCGAACGCGCCGTCGGTGGTGGTGGACACCTCCACGTTGGTGTTGGCGTCCAGCGCGGTGACGATGCCAGTGGGCTCGCCGCTGCCGCTGCCGGTGGTCAGCTTCTCGGCGACCAGTTCCCGGTATCCCTCGTCCAGCAGCTCCGACATCTCCGCGGCGAAAGCCGGGTAGTCCTGCCCGACCTCGATCGAGTAGGGGATGAACCCGCGGGCCATGTGCGCCGGCACGTTGGGCTGCGCCAGGGTCGGAGAGTCGTCGGACACCTCGGACCCTTCGGCGTCGAACGACCAGGACGACCCCGCCGAGGTGACACCCTTCCACTCGTCGTTGGTGATGACCTCGACTCGCGCCAACGACAGAATGTCGTTCGGGCTGCCCTGCGCCGTCAGGATGATCGAGCTGTCGATCAGTACCGGAACCCCGAACCCACCGGCGGAGTCGGTGCCGATGGCCATGGCGCGGAATTCGTCGTAGGCCTCCATCGCCCGCTGCTCTTCGGGCGTCAGCACCGGCTGAGTCCGGGTGACCAGCTTCACGAAAGCGGTGCGGTAGTGCTCGTCCTCGGTCAGCAGCAGCCGCCTGGCGATGTAGGACCCATCGCAGTTGCGCGACCACCGGCGCAGCAGCCTGTCCATGTGGTCCAGCTGCACGTCGCGCAGGTGGCCGGTCAGGTCCCGCATCTCCAGCGCCTTGAGCGCCTTGTCACGCGCCTCACCGCGGGCCAGGGTCCGCACGTCGGAACCGTCGAACGGCTCCACCCGCCGCATCACCTGCGGGGCGGCCTTGGTGCCGTCGCCGGCCTCGGTGCGGCCCGGCAGGGACGCCAGCTCCCGCACCTCGGCGCGGCGCTGCTCGATCTTCTCCAGCGTGGCGCGAGTCTCCTTGACGAAGACCATCCCCTC